TCAGTTTCTAGTAAAACTCCCTAAAAAATTTAAAGACGAGATAAAGTTGTCAGAAGAGACGACTATTAAGCTTGTTACTAAGTTCAATGAGTTTGAACACAGATTTAATTACGGTGAAATATTAGGGTGTCCAAAAGATTGTCCTCTGGATAATTGCAAAGGAGGAACACTGTATTTTCATCACCACGTAGTAATGGAAAAAATGTATGACCTTGGAGAAGATACATATTTGGTTAATTATGACTCCTTGGGAGGATATGGGAACCACGCTATCGCATACGAAGATAAAGATGGCGATATTACTATGCTTGGGGATTGGTGTTTTGTATTACCCCCGAATAAGCCGGAAGAAGAAAGAAGTTCTTCTGGCATTGTTCTTAGCCTCGCAAAAGAACCTGAACTGGAAGGAGAGCTACTCACCTTACCCTCAGATTCAGAATGGATTGGAGCGAAGCCTGGTGATATGGTGGGTTACACAAAAAATTCTGAATACGAAATGGAGCTTAAAGACGGAACTAAAGTTTATCGTATGAGAACAACAGAGTTAGTGTATGTCAAAGAAGCGTAAATTCACCACAGTAGAAGCGTCAACAAGATTACTGTCTTCAATGGAGGTAGCCATCAATAATATGATTGACGAAATTAGAAAGCCTGTGGATGCAGAGCTTTCTGGCTCTCAAAGAAAAGCAGAGCTGCAGAGCATTAAACAAACAGCAACAGATGCAAAAGAACTCCTTATCGAATATCAGAGACTTGAACAAATGGTCAGAGAACTTAGAGAAACAGGAGGAATTGAAGAAGACAAAGACTACTCCGGGGGGTTCGCAGAGCGATTCTCGAAGTAGTCAAGTCTTCATCTACTGGGATTATTAGTAACTTGCCCAGTAATAAGTGTGTGAGTGTACGGCAATGATATCACAGTCTTCCAAAACGCACGATTGATTTGCCACACTCGTGCTTGAAGCACAAGATGTTAACAGACACACAGCTAAGATTAATAATCTTTTCATAAGCTGTAATGTTAATTTAATGTAAATATACTAAAATATAATGAAATGGCAGGTCTTAAAAAAGTTGAGGGGTATGATGAGTACGTTGTCAATATATGCCCCAACGATACACAGGGTGAGATTGTCACCATCGGTGGGGTTGATATTCAACTTCCCAAAATTCCTGAGAAAAAAGAAATACTCTTTAATGACAGGGAGCGCAATATGCAAATGTGGGAGAGACTTTCTGTGCCAATCGAATTGCAGAGGATTCGCTCTATGGATGAGTGGTATGAAATGCCATCAGACTTCAAGAAGCGTTTTTCTCCGTACATCGAAAAAGAGTTTGACCGTAGGCGCAACGGTGTTTGGTTCTACAATAATGGTGTCCCTGTCTACATTACAGGGAGACACTATATGCTCCTCCAATGGAGTAAGATGGACATCGGATACGCCTCCTACCTAGAGTTTCAGAGAAGACTATTTATCCACTTTGCAGCCTGTGAAACAGACCCTAGATCTATAGGTCAAATGTATACTAAGTGTAGACGTTCTGGATACACTAATATGTCTGCCGCTATACTTGTAGATGAAGGTACTCAAGTGAAAGATAAGTTACTTGGCATACAGTCTAAGACTGGTAAAGATGCACAGGAGAATATCTTTATGAAAAAGGTAGTTCCTATGTTTAAAAGCTATCCGTTCTTCTTCAAACCAATACAAGACGGTACAACGAATCCACGTATGGAGTTAGCGTTCCGTGAGCCATCTAAACGTATCACCAAGAAGAACAAGACCTCTAATAAAGGTGAGGCTCTCAATACCATCATCAACTGGAAGAACACCACGAACAATGCATATGATGGTGAAAAACTACATCTGCTATACCTTGATGAGGCTGGTAAGTGGGAACGCCCTACAGATATTCGTGAGGCGTGGCGTATTGAAAAAACCTGTCTTATTGTAGGTAGAAGAATTGTAGGAAAGGCACTTGTAGGAAGTACTGTAAATCCTATGGATAAGGGTGGTAACCAGTACAAGGAGATCTGGAGAGATTCAGATCCAGAAGATAGAAACGCCAACGGCAGGACAAAGACTGGACTCTATCGTTTGTTTATACCCGCATACGAAGCCCTTGAAGGTTTCTTCGACAAACACGGTAATCCCATTGTAGAAGATCCAGAACATCCTGTACAGACAATTGACGGAGACTACGTAGATATAGGGGCTAAGACGTATTTAAAAAATGAGCGTGATGCGTTGAAACACGATGCTCGTGAGCTTAATGAGTTTATACGTCAGTTTCCGTTTACTGTAGATGAGGCAATGCGGGATTCTATTGAAGGATCTACATTTAACATCGGTAAGATATACGAGCAAGTAGAACACAATCAAGAGCTTTATCCCAATCCTGTAGTTGTTGGAAACTTTCAATGGAAAGACGGTGTGAAAGATAAAGAGGTTGTATTTAGTCCGAACCCACAAGGTAGGTGGAGAGTTGCTTGGATGCCACCAAATGAGCTTAGAAATAAGTACGTAATTAAGTACAACAAAAAGCATCCGGGTAATGATCATATAGGAGTTGGTGGAGTCGATAGCTATGATTTAGATTCTACTACAGACAACAGGGGTTCTAAAGGGGCTTGTCATTTGTACAACAAGTTTAGTATGGCTGCACCACCAAATATGTTTGTAGCTGAATATGCTTCCCGTCCTCCTCTAGCTAGAATATTCTACGAAGACGTTCTTATGGCTTCTGTATTTTATGGATATCCACTGTTAATTGAGAACAACAAGTACGGCATCGTAAGATACTTTGAATCAAGGGGTTACGAAGAGTATGTTATGAAGAGACCAGAGCATTTAAAAACTCCTGGATCTATAAACACAAAGACTCGTGGGATTCCCTCTAACTCTCAAGACGTAATACAGGCGCACGCCCACGCTATAGAAGCTTATATAGAAGAACACGTAGGTATAAATAGTGAGACAGGTGAGATGGGTAAGATGTATTTTGACCGTACACTAGAAGATTGGATTGGATATAAAATAGATAACCGTACTAAGTTTGACCTTACAATTAGTTCTGGTTTAGCTCTACTTGCAGCTCAAAGAGTTAAGAAAGAAAAGAAGCAATCTAATTTTGATGACAAGAAGTTTTTTAGACGATACACCAAGGAGATAAGGCGTTGAGAGGCAGTACTTTAATTTAGTATATTTGCAAGGAAGTATTTTGCGAAACGCTATATGTACAATAAAGATAATGAAAACGGAAAGTATGGTAATTTTCCAGACCCATTTGCCATACACGGTCAAAAAACCTCCAAGCCTTACGGTCTAAAATACGCCAAAGCTATTGAGAAGCAATGGGGTCATTCTGATGATGAACGAAGTTTGTTCAGACGCAGACTTAAAGACTTTGAAACGAACCGTGACTACGCTAATGGTACGCAAGATACTTCTATCTATAAGCAAATCTTAAACTCTTTAGATCCAAACAGTGGTGACGGAACACTGTTAAACCTTGACTGGTCACCAGTTCCGATCATACCTAAGTTTGTTAAGATTGTAGTAAACAACATCTTATCAAAAAAACCGTATCCTAATGTTGCTGCTATAGATCCGTTATCTCAGTCTGAAAAAGACAGAAAGAGAGCGGAAAAAATGTTTGAAGTAAAGAACAAGCAGCTCATACAAGAAATGAATAAAGCTGGTGTAAACACAGGTATATCTGAAGAAGATATTCCGGAGACACCTGAAGAGGCTGAGATCTTTATGGATGCCAATATTAAGACAGCTGCTGAGGTTGCTGCACAGATTGGTACAAACCTAACACTAGAATGGAATGACTTTGACCAGCGTGTCTACCGCAGAGCAGTAAACGATTTAGTTACTTGTGGTATTGGTGTTGTAAAAAGAAATAACGATCCTAACTATGGAATCACAGAAGAATACATCGACCCAGCATTCTTCTTCCATAGCTACACCGAAGACCCTACGTTTAGTGACCTTATATACGCAGGACACGTCAAAAAGATTAGCATCTCTGAGCTTAAGCGTATTGCTCGTGATGAGTTTGCAGAAGAGCAATATGAAAAGATAGCTCAGTCAGTAAAAAACAAATATCAAAATAGAGCAGATAAACTTTCTTACAAATACTATGATGAAACATTGGACCGCACAACATACGGTTACGATGAGTTTATTGTTGAGGTAATGAGTTTTGAGTTCCTTTCTGTTGATGATATGATGTTTGAGGAGAAAGGATCTAGGTTCGGTAATACAAACTTCTACTACAAAGGATTTGAATATACCCCACCGAAGGAGTCGGTATACGACAGAAATCCTTCTTCAATGAATGTAGCAACCGTTTATGGTGGTAATTACATTGTAGGTACAGATTATATGTATGACTACGGTCTCAAGAAGAACGTACCTAAAAACATTCACGATTTAACAAAAGCTAGGTTGTCGTACTCTGTGGTTTCAACCAACCTTCGTAGAATGATGCCTAAGTCTCTTGTAGGCTCTGTAATCGGTTTTGCTGATCAGTTGCAGTTATCGCATCTAAAATTACAACAAGCTATCGCTAAGGCGAAGCCAGATGGTTTGATTGTAGATGTCGAGGGATTAGAGAATGTGCAGCTAGGTAAAGGTGGAGAACTACAACCACTAGACATACAAGACATCTATGAACAAACAGGTGTATTCTACTATCGTTCAAAGAATCCAGAAGGTGGATTCCAGAACCCTCCAGTTAGGTCTCTGGACAATAGTATCCGTAATATCAATGAGCTTATTTCTATCTATAACCATAATCTCCGTCTTATCCGTGATACAACAGGTATTAACGAAGTAATGGATGGAACATCTCCAAAAGGAGAGCAGTTAGTAGGTGTGCGTCAACAAGCTATGGCTGCTGGTAACAATGCTATTTATGATATTACTAATGCTGCTGTATATCTATATTCAAGAGTCTGTGAAGACATCGTAAAATGTCTGCAGATATTACCTACCGAATCCGTATTGTATCAAGTATACTCTAAAGCCATAGGTAAGAATAATATGGCTGTTCTTTCTTCTTTTGGAGACTTGCCAATGTATAATTTTGGAGTCAAGGTTCAGACAGAGATGGATGACACAGAGAAGTCGTATTTAGAGCAGAACATTCAAATTGCATTGTCTCAGAAGGAAATAGATCTTGAAGATGCAATGGCTGTGAGACAACTAAAGGATGTTGATCAGGCTGAAAGGCTGCTTATTATCAGACGTAAAAAGCGTATGCGTCAGCAGCAAGAGATCGCACAGCAGAACTCTCAGATGCAAGCGCAAATGAATCAGGCTACAGCCCAAGCAAGCTCACAAGGAAAGATGCAGGAGATTCAGATGCAGTCTCAGAGTAGAATCGCAGAGATTCAAGCAGACGCTCAAGCAAAGGCTCAGTTGTTACAATTAGAGTATCAGCTTAAGTCTCAGTTAGAGTCGTTAAAGGGAATGACTGGTCAAGAGCAGCGCTCTCAAGATATGAACTTTAAGGAGTCTCTTGAGATGAAGAAAGAAGACAGAAAAGACAAGAGAACAGAGAAGCAAGCTGCACAACAATCTAAAATGATTTCTCAGCGCCAAGGCAAGCGTGGGGAACTTGAAGATGATAGTGAAGGCGGTATACAGCAACTGCTTAATAACTAGTAAATTAGTACCTTTGTAATATGGCAACCAGCGTAAACTTAGACATAGCATCACGAGTAGATATCACCTGTAGAAAGGGAGATACATTTACCTTAGAGCTTACATTTAAAGACGAAGACGGAAACGTTATTGATTTATCTACCGGTTATGACTGGGTGATGCAAGTTCGTGAGTCTGATACCTCATCTACATTTGCATTGAGCGGTGATTCTGACGATGATAACGACAACGATTTTGGATTCGTCAGCGATGCAAACGGTGTACTTACAATTACTTCTCCAGCCTCAATTATGGCTACTATAGATGGCGGAATCTACGTTTACGATTTACAGTCCGTTCAAGGTTCAACTATTGTGACTTGGATGTATGGAGTGTTTCAAGTAAACGAAGACGTAAGTGAGTAACAATATTCAAATACAAAGCGGAGCTTCTACTAGCATTACCGTAAAGCAGACAGGGTACAACAAGTCAACCGTTGTAAATCAACCTGTTGAGAATACTATTTCCATTCGTGGTCTAAAGGGTGGTGGTGACCTCAGCTACGTACATAATCAAACTGAACCCTCAGCTGTATGGAACGTAACCCACAGCTTGATTAAGAAACCAGCTGTAACCATCATAGATGATGAAGGATACGAGGTAGAGGCTGATGTCCAGCACTTATCAGATAACGCAGTAACAATAACATTCAGTGAGCCGTTTACAGGAACTGCACACTTCAACTAATACGACAGATGGCTAAAAAGTTCTACACCGACATAAACCTTCTAAAGAACGAGCTACAAAATGCTGCTATTCAAAACTTAGCGGAAGCTCCAGAAAATCCAGTTTTAGGTCAAATATACTTCCGCACTACTGATAACGAAGTGTACATCTGTGTCAATACAGAAGGTCCTGTCTGGGAGAGTATCGGTGGTGACATTGAGGAAGTAATCGCAGGTCTAGGTCTTACAGGCGGAGGTAGTGATGGTAGCGTTACTTTAAACATTGGTCAAGGAACTGGGATTACTATCAATGACGATGATATTCAGATTAGAAACGCTGACAGCCTTACAGGAAACAAGTTAGCTAAATGGGATTCTGTAAACGGTCAGCTAACAGATTCTATCATCATTAATACTGGAAACTATGTTGGTATTAACAACAATACACCAGAACATACACTTGATGTTTCTGGGTCAACTAAAATAGACGGTGTACTATACTTAGAGAATTCCAGTTTCGGTCAAGGTCCAAAAATTAGTACCACTAGCTCACTTCTTGTTGAGTTAGATTCAGATAGAAATACTGAAACAGCTATTTTTCAAGTTGGCGGTAAAAATAGTAACCCAACACTTGTAGCAAG